TCGGAGGATTATTCTTAGACTTTGCGGCATATGTGGGTGACGTAACATCATTTTACATAGATCACCAATTTGCAGAACTCGATATCGACTCTGCTGTCGAACGTAAAAATATTGAGCGACTTTTAAAGCAAGCCGGCGTAAAGGGCTCGGGACCATCGCCTTCCTCTGCATACGTGACAATAAAATTACGAGCACCGGCAGTACTATCAGACGGACAATACGTACCAGATAGATCAGCCTTGCCGATTATTCAAAGGAATACTGTGCTTGATGCTGTCGGAGGCGTTACATTCTCTACAGTAGAAGATGTCGATTTTTCACAACAAGATAGGTTCGGTGAATTAATTGCTGATGTTATACTAGCAGGAATAGATATTTCTGGAAACCCTTCTGAGTTTACTTTGTCAAGAGACGCGCTTGTAGTAAGCGGCAAAATAGAGCAAAAAAGTGTCATTATCGGAAAAACGATGGTAAAGTTTAGAAAGGTGACACTCGATTCAAATGATGTGACTGACGTGCTGTCAGTAATAGACTCTTCTGGAAACCGATATTATGAAGTAGACTCCCTGGTTCAAGATACAATTTTCAGATCTGTTCTCAATGGTTCGTCGCACGACAGCGACCTTGTCCCGGAAAATTTAGAAGTAATTCCAGCCCCATATAGGTTTATAAAAGAGTACGATCTTATGACAAAGATGACAGTGCTGAGGTTCGGAGGCGGTCTAGCTGACTCACTTGATGACGATATAATTCCCGACCCGTCAAGCTTGTCACTACCCCTATATGGGAAAAAGAAGTTTTCTAGATTTTCAATTGACCCTAACTCACTTTTAAAGACAAAAACTTTGGGTGTTGCACCTGTTGACACAACGCTAACAGTCACATACCGCCGGGGCGGAGGAAGAAAACACAACGTATCTGCCAAGTCCATTAGATCCTTTCGTGAGTTAAGAATAAATTTCCCTCACAGACCTGACAAACCGAGCACAGATCTTGTAAGAAGAACCCTGTCAGTTAGGAATAACAGCCCTGCCGGCGGCGGTCTTCCAGCTCCAACAATTGAAGACTTAAAGGGTCGAGTTACTGCTAGCAGAAATCAACAGTCAAGAATAGTTACAAAGCAAGATCTTCTTGCAAGAATTTATACGATGCCTTCAAACTTTGGCAGAGTATTTAGGGCGGCAATTTCTTCAAATCCAAACAATCCCCTTTCTTCAATATTATATATTCTGTGTTTAGACAAGAAGGGATCATTGACAGTAGCTCCTGATTCTTTAAAGAGAAATTTATCAACATACTTAAATGAGTATAGATTAGTATCTGATTCGCTAGACATTCTTGATGCAAAGGTACTAAACATAAGAATAAAAGTTGATGTCATTATTGATAGTAATCAAAATGCTTCAGCAGTAGCAAATGTGATAAAAAGAAAACTAACAAAATACTTTCAGATTAGAAATTTTCATATCGAGGGCCCGATAATAAAATCAGAAATTATGAATGTTGTAATCAATACTCGCGGAGTGCTATCCCTCAACAATCTAGAACTTATAAACGTCGCCGGCCTGATATCTGGTCTAGAGTATTCAGTAAACGCACATAATATTGAAGCAAATACAAAAAAGGGTCTTATTTTTCCCGGAAAGGGCGCAATGTTTGAGATGAAATACCCGGGATCAGACATTATTATCAATGTAGGTTGAGGTAGACACAGTCCATGTATAAAATTTTAAAAGCACTCAAAGACACATACATTACAAACAAGATTGAGAAAAGTTCGTTTAGGGCAACTGACGCTAATGTTGGCCAGGCCGGAACCCTAGATCTATTTAAACTATTTGATGAGTCTGTTTTAAACGGAACTAGCTCTTTAAATGAAGTATCAAGATTACTCATAAGGTTTGATCTTTCACCGCTCCAGAAATTAACCGGATCAATCCTTGATATATCTCATAGTTCTTTTAAGTGCACACTTAAGCTTTATGATGTCTACGGAGGTCAACCAACACCCGGTAATTTTAAGGTAATACTTCACCCTCTGTCTAGATCATTCGACGAAGGCAAGGGCATGGACGTGAAATCCTATGGCCATTTAGGATCGTGTAACTTTATAACAGCATCAGTTACTGATTCCACTCCGACCCTGTGGGCGATATCTGGCTCAAATGCATCTGGACTTCTTGGGTCTAGTAATATTGATATTATTTCAAGTGGAAACTTACAAAATGGTGACGGTGTTGTTGACTTGTGGAAGACCCAGACCTTCACTGAAGGGACAGAAAACCTGTCTATTGATGTGACAACAATTGTCTCGGCAACAATTGCTGGCCTCATACCCGACGAGGGTTTTCGCTTGGCCTTTTCTGGTACTCACGAGTCGGATGAAAAAACAAGATTTGTCAAAAGGTTTGCCTCCAGACACGCTACAAATACATTTAAGCGACCCAAGATTTTAGTTCAATATGATGATGCCATACATGACAATCAAGAGGGCATGTTTTTTGATCTAACGGGTTCTATATTTTTAAGAAACTATCATAGGGGGCAACTAGCAAACATACTCTCTGGCACAGCAGCCGTACCCATGTCAGGGTCAAACTGCCTAACAGTGAAATTAAAGTCAGGATCTTTCTCTAGAATTATGAGCGCATCTCAGCATAAAATAGGCGCAAATTACGTGACAGGTGTGTACTCATCATCATTTGCAATTTCCTCCCTAGAGACATCATTAACTGGTGAGATAAGATCTGCTGGTTCCGGGACGTTTAAGTTATACTGGCTATCTAAAGATATGAACATCGCATATCACACAGGCTCTCTTGTGATAAATGAAATAACAAGGACAAGCTTTGAAGCATCTGCAAGAAATTTAGACGTTTCATTGACAAATTTAAGAGCTGAGTATCGACCATCTGATAAGATGAGAATTCGAGTTCACGTTACAGATAACGATCCTCTGATTGTAATTCCAAGAAAAGTACCAAGAGAAAAGAAGTCAATTGTGACGAAAGAAATGTTTTATAGGGTGATAGATGCAAGAACACATGATGTGATCATTCCATTCGACACAACTAACAGGTCGACAAATCTATCGTCAGATGGAAAGGGAATGTATTTCGATCTATACTGTGATGCACTAACTTCTGGCAGAAACTACAAGCTTGAGTTTTTGATTAAAGATAGGGGCGTTGATCTGTATTTTAGAGATATAGGTACTAAGTTTAGGGTGATTTAATGTTCAAGAAGGGAAATTCATCCAGGCCGGGTCTTTTTAAACCTAGCGACGCTAAGAAGTTCTTAAGAGGGACAACTAGTAAACCTGTGTCTCTAGAAACAATAAATAGTTTAAATACTAGCTCGTCGTTTCGTTATGATTCTTTTGGGACTGGATTTAAGTCAACACAACAGGTAAATGTTGATTTTTCTAAGTTTGAGAATCACACCTTTTTCGGGTCTGCTACTGTCAATACAAATATTGCATTTGATAGAATTATTAATCACTATCCGTTTGATGGTAACGCAAAAGAAATAGAAAACTTTGAGGACTCTCTGACAGGGTTTGAAAAATACATCTTAGACACCTGGCCAAAAAATAAAGGTTATCTATTTTTTAGTGGTTCTAAAGCAGCCGCCGGCGGAAGTTACATTTCTATCGATGACATGGCAGGTTTACAAAATCCCGCATTATCAAAAGATAAATCCGCAAGAGCCGTTTTAGACCCGCTGCTTAACTCCCTTTCTGTGGAGTTTCACCTGTATTTACCAGATCAAGAGATAGAGAACCAGATAATATGTCAAAAAATGGATGATTCTTCAAGATTTGGTTACACAATAGGGACGAAGTACTCGTCTGCAAGCTCATCAAACGTGAAGCTATTTTTCTGTATAAATTCAGGAAGTAGCCTCATCAGTGCCAAGATGAATATTAAAAAAGGCAGATTTGAGCACGTAGCAGGGGTTTTCAATAGAGACGCTAGTGTAAACAAGATAACTCTATATCGAAACGCAAAACTGATATCTACATCATCACAACGAGGTGATTTTGGATTACTGGGTACTGATTTTAAGAAGTCAAAATTTCTAATTGGATCCGGAAGTAAATTTGTGACATCTAGCATTGGCGACCCAACAGTCAAGTTTGGGCCTGTCTCAACTCTAACTGGAGCGCTAGACGAATTTAGAGTGTATAAGAAAGTCTTGACCAAAGATGATTTGACAGTTAATGGAAAGCGATCTATAAAGCAAGATGATGATATGCTGTTATACATGCGCTTCAATGAACCTTCTGGTACTATAGGGGCTGACAACGCTGTAGTTCTAGATTACTCTGGTAATTCTTTGCACTCTAGAGTTACAAATTTTAGCTTAGACTTAAGGGTTACAAGTTCAATTTCTAATCCGATGATAGAAGAAGATGTGATCCACTCTCCTGTTCTATTTCCTTACTATACAGACGTCAGAAAGAAAAATATCAACCTGTTAATAACAGCCAGTAAGTACGATGACGTGAATCCCAACTTGATTACAAGACTAGTTCCTTCTCATTACTTTGAAGAGGGTATGGCATATGAAGGAATGGATGACCTCCGCGGAACAGTTACCGGATCTTACGGCGGCACCGGCAGACCGGGTTCCGGCGAGCTAGGGACATTTCAGCTACTTTCTGGTTTCTTGTATATTTGGGCTAAGCATTTTGATGAGTTAAAGGTATTCATAGACGCCTTCTCTAATCTACTGTCTGTTGACTATTACGACGATGATACAGTTTCGGATCAATTTTTACCATTTATAGCAAATTACTATGGGTTTGACCTTCCCAATCTATTTGGCGCAGCCTCATTAGAGCAGTACGTGGAGGGAAGAAATTTAAAGGTAGACGGAACAATAAGTTCAGAAGGCCTCTCAAAAATTCAATCTAAAATTTGGCGACAGGTCCTTACGAATCTTCCTGATGTAATAAGATCAAAAGGAACACTTCACAGTGTAAAAGCCCTGATTAGATCTATGGGTGTGGAGCCCGATTCATCGCTAAGGATAAGAGAGTTCGGAGGTCCTACTAGGCGATCACTAAGTGGCTCCCGTGTGACCAGAAAAGCGGTGACTTCTCTAATAAACTTCTCAGGATCTTTCAATACTGCCCCTGGAACTTTGACAAACTTTGGAACTTCACTCAACAAACCATTTTTGATATCTCCGTTCCTCTCATCCTCACGAGAAGAACCGGGTTACCCGGAACCTCGTGGGTCATTTATTTATCGATTTGGCAAGGGCCCTCGCGTCGACACGAATAACGAGTCAGACGGTTTGTTGACTTCTGGATCTTGGACTTATGAGGCAATTTATAGATTTCCTAACCGGTTGACAGGGTCAACATACCTGACTCAGAGCCTGGTTCGCCTTAATGTGACAGGCGGTCTTGCACCGTCCTCAACACACGGCATGATAGCAAATCTAGTAGTAGTTTCTGGATCTGAGGTGACAGGTAGTAGGGTGACACTCCATGCCAGGCCTGGAATCGGATCTACGACTGCTGATTCAAACTACTTAGAACTTTCCATCACCGGCACCAACGTCCTAGACGGAGAT